AACCTATACCTAAACTTCTTCTTGCCTTTGTAGATATTTCGGCAGCTCTAACAGGATATTGTTGATGATCTATAATTTCATCTAAACTTCTAACTGCTAAGTCACATAAGTCCTCTAATTCATCTCTTTTATCTATTGTACCTACATTGATGGCAGATAGAATACACAAGGCAATCTCTCCTTCTCCGTCTATATGTTCAATAGGGTCAGTCGGAAGTGTAATCTCCTGGCAATTGTGTACTAATACGCCATTAGCGAAAAAGTTATGGTTTTTCTCTACAGTTATATCATAAACTGGTATTTTGTTTTTTAAATGTTCTATTCTTAAAGCCATATTCTTTTTCCTTCTATTGTTTTGTATTTCTTGCCAAGATTTGCTTTCCTAAGTAATTGTTTATGTTCTTCACTTTTAAAACCTGGAGTATGTTTTAATTTTGTTTTTTGTTCTAGTAAATTATAAAAATGTTCGTTACTTCCTTTAAATCTATTTTTAGAAAAATATATAGGGAATTTTATGTTTTTTGTTCTAAGGTGTCTTTTAAACGTTCCTAGTCCAGGTATATATTTTAGTTCTAAACAATATTCTACGCAAAAATCAATTAATTCTTTATCTGTAAATCCACAAGAATTTCCATTTTTTACACCTTGTACACTACGTTTATTATTTTTATGCCATTTTTCATAATTTTCTGGGTTTACTATCCAACCACCCGAACCACCTGCGGTTGCATTATAACCAAATTTCATAGTATTATATTTTTCTATATAACCAATTTCTTTTTTTCTCATCTCTCCTTCTGATTTACAAGTTTCCAATACTTCTAATAGAAAATTATCTTTTCCATATTTTCTAATAGCTGAATGGAATCTAAATTTGGAACCGTTTCTGGCAGCTGAAAGGTGTCTGTTCCACCTATGGTCTAAACCATAAATTGAGATGCCGATATATGGTTTATTATTTGTTTTGTTTGTTATTTTATAGATTATCATATTTCCTCGTAATGTTGTTTCTAATATTTATAATAAACAGAAACTATACTACCTACTAACTATTCTATTACTAATTTATCGTTCTCTTTTAATTCTTTAGCCATTATATAACCACGGTTTTTAGTATAAACTCTATGTTCCGGTGTTAATATGATTGATTTGTTGGTATCTTCGTCTGTAATCTTTAATACTTCAGCACTATCACTTGTCTTACCAAAATCAAGTACCTTATTAAACTCGGTTTCATTGGTTTTTAGATTTTTTGAATATACCTTTATAGTATCATCTTCTTTTAGATATGTTTCTAAATCTTTAATTTCAATGTCTTTTACACCTATTTTATCTGATAATATAGATATACTAGTATCTCCTGATACACAAAGGTTTGACATATAAACTTTATCTTTAAATGAACTGTGAGTATTACAATGGTCAATATTCATAATGTAAATACGACCTGTTTCTGCTCTTTCTTTTAATAAATCCATAAACAAAGTTTGTGCTCTTATTTTCTTTTTACTGATAGATGTTTTTCTTTCATACTTCTCATATAACTCATCAAACTCTGGCATACCAAATGCTTCGTATAAGTCTTTACATTCATGTGGTGAGAATAAAGTAATTTCTTCATCTCTAATAAATCTTTCATAGAATAGTTTAGATATTTGTATAGAATAGTCTAACTTTCGTACTCTATTATCTTCTGACCCTTTATTGTTTTTTAAGACTAATATATCTTCTATTTCTTGGTGCCAAATTGGAAAGTGAACTGTAGCTGACCCCCCTCTAACTCCGTTTTGGGTGCAACATCTAACTGTTGCTTCAAACTTTTTAAGGAAAGGAATAACACCAGTATGTTGGATTTCTCCACCACGAATCCTTGAATTAATTCCTCTAATTCTTCCAGCATTGATTCCGATGCCCGCCCTTTGGGCAACATAGTTACCAATAGCCATATCGGAGCTAAAAATACTAGGAAGAGTATCATCACTATCAACCAGAACGCAAGACGCAAACTGTCTAAGAGGAGTACGAACACCTGCCATAACAGGTGTAGGAATGTTGATCTTGAATTTACTAATGGCGTCATAGTATTTTTTAACATATTGTAATCTACTTTCTTTTGGGTATTCAGCAAATAATGTTGCTGATATCATCATATACATAAATTGAGGTGTTTCAAAAATATCACCTGTACTTCTGTCTTGTACAAGGTACTTATCCATAACTTGTCTTATACCTGCATAGGTAAAATTATAATCTCGTTCATGCTCAATCCACATATTCATTCTATCAATTTCAGATTCAGTATAATTGGTTAATATTGCTTTATCATACACACCCTCATCAACACATTTTTTGATGTGGTCTAAAAATTTAGGATGTTCCCATAGTCTATGAAATAATTTTTTTCTTAGAGAGAATAATAATAATCGAGCTGCGACAAACTGATAGTTAGGACTTTCTAAACTTATTAAGTCATTAGCAGACTTAATCAAAATCTGTTGTATATCCTCTGTATTAATACCATCAAAGAATTGTATACCACTATTCATTTCTACATGAGAAGCACTAACACCTGTAATACCCTCTGTTGCATACCCAACCATTGAATGAATTTTATCAATGTTTAATGATTCTTTTCCCTTATCTCCACGCTTAGTTACATACAAGTTCGATTCTGTTACCATTTATACCTTCTTCCAATTGTTAATGTATTGTAGTGCTGTTAGTCCGCAATATGTGTTATTACTTATAAGAGTTTGCACCTCTAGTTTACTTTTTCCTGCAATTATCATGTCGTTAATATCTTTATGTTTCAACGATTTTGGCCACACAACCAAATTAAATTTTTTATCAACAATTTTAATCATACGATCTATAATTTCTCTGTTTCTAGGTTCATTATCAAATATCATTGTACATTGTTCATGGTTAATTTTTATGTTAGCATCTGCACCTGCAAGAGCAATAGCGTTATCTAAAAACAAACTATCAATAGGTCCTTCAGTTATCATTATAGGTTTATTTAAATCTACTCTATCAAGACCATAAATCTTATCTTTTGTATCGTCAAACTTAATTGTAATATATTTTGGCAATTCTTTACCAAAAGAACGACCTTGAAATGCAAAAAATTTACCTGTTCTATCATAGAAAGGTATTACAACTCTTGGGTGGTCATATTGTAAAGACGGAAATTTGTTGGGTATAATTTCATTAGTCCATTCATAAAACTTAGGACAAAAATAAAACTTATCATAATGATTTTTAGGAATAAATCTATCAAAGACAAACTTTTTTGCTGGGTGTGTAATAACTAATTTATCAAAAGGTGTCAATTCACCTAATAGATTATCATATCTACTTTTCTTTTGTATAACTTTAGATGGTGTAAAATCAAATTGAGGTTTTTCTTCTTGTATTTTGCCACCTTTAAATCTATCAAAGATATATTCTTTATGCATATTAGGGTCAAGATGTTTAATCAGATTACCAAGCGTCTGACCCATACCACAATTATGGCATTTAAAAAACATATCATTCTTTTTTTCATAAACAAAACCTCTTGCTTTTGAAGATGATTTTTTAGAATCACCACAATGGGGACATCTAAAATTGTAAAGATTATCTGATTTTTTTTTAAATTTTTCTAGTCTTGTTGATAGGAGATTGAGATATTTAACATCAATATACGACATAAACACATTATAACACTAACAAGCGGAAAAGTCAAGCAATTAACTAAAATATATCAAATAATATACTGTCAGGATTAGACATCATAAGACCGATTATAATCGACCCTCCGATAATGATCCATCTCCACTTCTCTAATACACCAACTCTTTCGGATAATTGAGTTCTAACAGCTCTAATCTCATTGAGCATTTTACTTTCAGACTGTATTTGATGTTCTCTTAGTTCTCTACTATTGGTAGTTATTCTAGAATGTAATTCTTTAAGGTCTTTATCCCATTCTTTTCTTCGAGATTCTAATGTAATAAAGATATCTTCATCTACTTGTTCCGCTCGTTCTAACTTTGTTTGTTGTTGAATCAACATACTTTTTAAAGATACAGTAATTTCTGTAAGTTTTTCTATTGTTGATTCTAATCGTAAATGAATAAGCTCACCTGTCTTGGCGTCTTTTTTAAGTAATGCTATTTCTGTTTTAATTTGTTCTAGGTCTGGCATGACTATTCTTTCTCATAGTACTCTTTGTATGATAAAATAATCTGTCTTTGTTCTGCTAATTTATTTCTTATATCAGTAAAATTCAAAGCAAGTTTTTCATACCCCTCATCTGTAATTGCAAACAAAGCATAGTCACCGTTCTTATTGTTCTTTACTTTTTCAAATACTTCATTAGCGTTATCTTTAGTAATAATAATCCATTCAACACCTTCCAACTCTAATGGTATAGGCATATCTAAATTCAGAGGTTCTTTTTTCTTTTCAATCTTATAACTAGTGATTTCTTTTACACTAGAAGCACAACTACTTAACAGTATTGCTATTAGACCAAAAGCTAGGACATTCCCTATTTGGCGTATCATTTAATTCCCCCTCTGTTAGTGGACTACCACTTGCAATTTCCATACATCTAGTAGCACTATTACTTGCTTTATTAATAATTTTTTCTACTAGACCAGGTTTGTTTTCTGCAAGATTGCCTATGTCATGTTTACTTAATCTATTATTCAATGAATCCCTATCTGCTTTTAGTTTAGCATTTTGCTCATCTATTGTTTTAAGTGTAGTTCTTATTTGTTTCAAGTCTTTTGTTTGTTGTTCAATAACTTGATTACTTTCTTCAACAGCAGTTTCTAATTTAATTTGATTTGTTTTTAAAATAGCATTGTCTTTTTGTAGTTTATTAACATACAGATAACCACCACCTGCACCTGCAAGCATGATAATCAACAATGCTATCTTTAATTGAAACATTATTTTATTTTTGCGTTCACTTTACGGTGTTTGTTCCAAGCCATAAAACCACCTACTCTTAAAGACCAATATGCTAAGACATTCATTAAATAGAACCCATTTATTTCAATATTAATATCTCTAAAAATTTGATCTGCTGTCTTTTGACTAATAACACCCATAGTATTTTTTTTATCACTTTTTAATAGTGTTTCGTATTTGTAAGCATAATCATGTATAAGTCCACCTATTAAAAGAACTCCCACTGGTGATAAAAACGTATGCAAGAACTTTGGTATACTTGCACCATCAAATATAAATCCAGCAGGTATGACAAACTTTTCTCCGTTTAATTCGTAATGAAAATCTTTTGCAATTTCCCAATGTCTAACACCGAGTAACCACATTGAAATCATTTTAAAAAAACCTTTACCTTTTGTAGCAATTCTTAAAGGTTTCATTAACGGATAGTCTGAATATTTAAACCAATCGAATTTTCTTACATTATTAACATTCTTGTCAAAAAGATTAATGATAAAACCTATAATAATTAATACAATTAGTATTGACCATTGCCAAAATTTCATAGCTAAAGTTATTAATATTTCCATTTTGATTCCTTATAATTTATCCTTGTTTCTTAACTACTGATATAATACCCCAAATGATAGCGCCATATGCTGCTAAATTAACAAAAGGACCGCCTAATACGATTAGGACACCAAGTGCAATTAATGAAGCACCTGACCATGTTGATATCTCTGTTACTCTTTCTTTAATCCAATTCATAGTATTTTTCTCCTTATTGATTGTATCTTCATCACCCCAAGCAGTCATTTCGGGATAATATATTACTTCTTCTTCAGTTCCTTTATCCATTTTTCTCTCACCTTCTTTACATTTTCTTTTGTTCTTAACGGATACAAACTAGCCATAGGTTTTAAATAACTTGTAGCAGGTACTTGTAAGCCCATTGAATACTCTTTAACAAATGATTTATAAGATTTTGACATTATTGTCCTTTAACCCTTTTTGCTAAATCACTATCTGCTTTACCCCATGTTCCGGGACTTTTAGTTACAAAAGAATTAACTCTTGCAAATGCCCATTGTTGTGGAGTAGTACCAGGTCTATGACCACCTTTCCATGCAGCCATACCTCTATCGTAAACTTTCTTTAGAATAGAATAAGGCATACCTGTTTTCTTTGCTTTGTTTTGTAGGCCTTTGATTGCCTCATCAAGTGTCATATCTTCACCATATAATTTTTTATACTTGTCTGTATATTTTGATGGTTTAGTCTTTGCAACTTTATCAGCAGGTGATTGTTTGTATGCAGACTTATCACTATCAGACTTTTTACCTTGCTTCTCTAGGTGTCTGTCGTGTGATTTTTTTTCTTTGTCTGATAACCCTGCAACATATTTTTTAGGTTGATCTGTTTCTTTATCGTAAGGTAATTTTTTAGCCTGAATATAATCTTTATCATTGGCATTAATTGCCATAGCTTTTAATTGTTTTTTTCTTTCTGTAATTTCGTCTTTTGGATATTCTAAATCAGGAATAAGTCTATCAATTGTTTCTTTGATTTTAAATCTTTTGAGAAGTCGATCTCTCATTTCTTTTCTTCTCTTAACAATTACGGTAGATGAATCGTCACCTGTACCTGCAACTGCTGTGCCTGTAGCGTTTGCTGGGACATCTTCTTTAATATTAGACATATAAATCCTCCGTTGTTAGATAAACATCTCTATACTTGAACACATCATAACCCATAATAGTGTCTGTAGCGCCTTCAAATACAACTTCTTCATCTATATTTATGACTACATCTCCCTCTAGATTGGTTATATCACGCCTTACTCTATAAGTGCCAGTTCGTACAAAGTCTCCATAGTTTTCATTAATTTCAAATTCAAATCCATGTTTTTTTAAATGTTTATAGACTACCTTTTCTACTTCTAGATTGTTACCATTCTCTTCTTTGAAAAAAGCAATAGCTGCGGCTGCAGCTGTAGTTATCGGTCCCCTAACGCCAACCTTACCTAATAGTCTTTTTAAATTAAAAACAAAACGAATAAGCATTGTATATGCTTCTCTTGCTTTTAGTCTTTCTGTTGAGTTGGGGAATGCTTGGTTGAAATCTTTTGATTTAATTAACACCTTACCTTTATCATTAATAATACCAAACTTATATGCTTTAGTTTTATTAAAAGGTGTTACTAGTATTTTTAAAACTCTGTAAGCTATTAAGGCGTCTATTACTCTTCCCATTAAATTTTTCCTAACTCTCCCATTACATTGTGATTGATTGGTGTATTAATCATATCATTCTCTGGCATATAATGTAGAAACACAAGAATAGTTTTCAATATAGACCAGTGTTGTGTGTCTATTTTAAAGAATAACAAAGTAGTAGCAGCATCAATACCAAACACATTTGCAAGTATTATTATATGATTAATAATCAATCTTGCTTTTAACTCTTTAGTGGTATCATACTTTCTAAATAATCTTTTCAGATATTTAAATCGTTTCATATCATCTAAATATTCTTGTTCGTCAACACACGCAGGATTATCATAATGCTTGATAGCAAACATATTGATATTCTCGGAGGTTAACTCCTTAAAGTCACTCATAATAAAACCAATCTGTACATACAATATATATGTACTTACTTATACTAAATTTGCAAATACTTTATATGTGTTATTTGATTGTTTTTCCCAATTGAATTCCAGTTTCAAACCACCTTCTTTTCTATGAGAAATACCATCACCATTTTCAATATCACCATCACCTGATGTAGTGTTATCAGATGTTTTACCATATCTTCCACCATACTGTGAAACTTCAACTACTGATTTACCATTATTACCTTCAATTTTAGGTAATGTATAAGTTAAACCAAGTGTTCCTAGTTTCATTGCTAATTGATGCATAGCAGCGTCAGGTTGTATATACTCTTGTTCAGCAATAGCACCTACAAAAGCATTTACTTTTTGTAATGAATCAGGATTTGCAATATCAAAAATTCCTACGTTATCGTTTTCTGCTGATTGATGAGAAAACTGATCTGTATATGCTTCTTCAAATTGTTTAAAGCTTTTCATCTTTATATTCCTTTTTTTGTTTTGGTTTATCTTCGATAACTTCAATCTCAATACTTCTAGGATTTTCTGTTAAGACTTCAGAAAGAACACCATTATTATCTAGATATACTTTTCTTGCTCTTGGTGATAAACCGTTTAATTCTGCTTGTGTTAGTTTTTCCATTAATCTTTCTCCCTTATGAGGCTGCCATATCTAAGGCAAATTTCTTATCTTCAGGCATTGGTGTAGAATCATCTTCGATTCTTTTTAAAAACAAATCACATTGTTGCATTGCACCTGCTAAAGCATTCAAATTGTTCCTCATAGTTATAATTTTTCTTTCACTATCTTCAATTTGTTGTTTAATATTTTGAAAGTCTTTATCTAATTGTGACTTTCTCGTTTCAATTTCTTCTTTGTTTATAGTTGACATAATATCTCCATGATTATTATCAGAAGGGGGCGAACCCCCTCCTAGATTTAGTGTTATCTACTAATCAATTAATATTAACTGAATACTGGAGCAGTAGCGCCGGCAACAAAACCTTCGACATAATAAACAGTTGCAGAAGCACCTGTAATAGTAATATCAAGAGCAGCGATTAGATCGCAAGTTAATGTAAAGTGAGCAGTACCATTAGAATAAACTGCAACACTATCATCGCCAATATCAGCGTGAAGTAATGATCCTTTGAAGAACATTGTATCGTTAGCAGTTTTGATAATGAATGCTTCTGTTTCAACAGCAGTACCACCGTAGATAAAGTGAAACGACACACCAGCCGCTGGGGTTGGTAATGTGTAAGTATTATCTTGTGTAAGAGCAGGAATAACAATAGGTCTTCCAGCATGTGTAGCAGCCGTCAAAGTTTGATCAGCGTCATTTAAAACAACAGGTACACTTAGTGCGTTAATCACTTCAGCGATTGTTACTTTTTTGTTAATTGGTGTTCCAGAAGGATCATCAACTACATGAAGTAAATCTTCACGAGCAGTTGCTGTTCCTAGGGAAGTTAATGCCGTGATTTTTTTATCAGCCATTTTTTTTATTTCCTTATATTAATACCCCTTATGTATTCGGGGAATGTTAGCCCATACATTGATACTATCTCGTAAGGGATCAAGTGTAAAGGGGATATAATATCCCCGATACAAATATTTATAATCTTTTTACTACGCAGCTACAGTAATTGTACCAGCAGCAGTTCCGATAGCGGTTGCACTAGTAATTGTAGAAGCTGTGTTGCTCTCTTGTGTCAAACGACCAGCAGTAGCACCTTCTAATTCAATAAACTCGTCAGCACTACCAGAGTTTGTTCCTGCTTCTAAAACAAAAGTTTCAGTTGCTTTCTCATTGATAGTACCACTATTCAAAGCGACTGCGTTAGCAACGATTGAAAGTACATCACCAGCGTCTGTAGCAGCATTATCAGCTGCGATAGCAAGTTCAAAAGTAAGTCTGTTTGTTCCAGAACCACTAGAATACGATAATGTATGATTTGAATTAGTATCATTCACTACTGTTAATGTTGGTGTACCACCGTCTGTAGCAACTTCAACTTCTTCGTTGAAAGTAACTGTTACACTTAGCGTTCCGCCATCAGACTTATCAAACGCTGTGATATCAAAATCAATCGCTGTAATGTCTGCAAGGTTTAGAGAGGTACTTAAATCGCCAATCGCTACAATAATTTCCTCTTGTATTCGACCAGCTCGTCCACCAGTCCCTGTAATTTTCTTTACCCAACCTTTTTCAGTTGCGTAAACATTTAATTTTTCAGCATCCGTGAAGTGTTTAGGTTTCGCTTCAACGGCATCTGAATTTCCCCATAAAGGCATATTATCTCTCCTTATTAATAAGTTTGTTTCTTTTGTTAATTAACTATTACTATTTATCAAAAACCAAATCTCTTCAGCTGAGAAATAGTGTTTGAGGCACTAGAATATAGTATTCCTATACCTCCGGCAGCCTTAAATTGTTCTACATTTTTAGGGTAATCATCAATTAAGATTGCAGGTCGTTTACCTGTATCACTTCCTTTCATTGCAAATAGTCTCTTATCTCTACGCCTCACTATGTTTATCATATTTCCTTGAGTATATCCCACTTCTTTTCGTAACCATCTTTGTTTGCCTGGTATACAATTAGGATCCTCTAGACTAAAAGCAGATAATATGTGGCATTTATACTTTGATATAAAGTTCCAAAGTGTCTTACCATCTCTAGTCCATGGCATATTTGCCCAAAAATTCTTGTAATTTCTTATAGATTCCCAATCTTGACCAGACCGTAAACCTTCCCAATTTTGTCCTGTTGCTCTTTTTGCTTGAAGAACAAAATCACATAGAACACCATCCATATCACAATAGATACGAGGTAAGTCTCCCTTTGCCTCTCTATAGTAATCTTTATATAATTTCATCTAGCATTTCCTAATAAAGGTTGCCAGTCGGTGTATTTTTACCACCAGAGAATACTCCTATTGAAACTTCAGGATTAATTTCTATTTTACTTTTACCTAAACTCATTTTAAGTTTCTGTTTACTTAAAGATTGTACTTTAGGTGAAGGTGTCTTTTTATCTAAAATAGCACTTGCAAGTCCTGTTCTTAAAGGAACTTCTCCTGTTTCAGGATTCGGTTCAGGTTTAACAACTTTATTCTTTTCATTTTCTAATTCAACTTTTAATAATTGAATTTCATTTTTCAATCGTTGCATTTCATCGTCCATTTTAGAATCTTTTTCAACAACCTTACTATCATCTTCTTTGGCTTCGTTTGTAGAAGGCACTAAAAGATAATCTCTCAACTTATTCATACTGTTAGCAGCGATAGCAATCTTATTCATCCACCAACTAGGCAAATCACCCTCTGAACTCATACCTTGAAGTTTAGATAATATTTGAGAAGCATCTTCGATTGTAGTTTTACATTGACGAACAGCAGATGCCACGTCTGTGTGACCATCTTCTCTTACTTGTCTAAGTGCTTCTTTAAATGTTTGTTTATATTTCATATTAATTTTTTAAACCTTTTTCATGTCAGTATAAGTGATTGGTTTAGATGTCTGTTTAACTGTTGGTTTTCCCTCATCATCTGGATCTTGTAATTCATCTACACCAAGTTTTTTACCTTGTGCCGACATAGATAATGTTTCAAGTTTATCATGACCCTTTTTCATAGCGTCTTGAGGACTTGTAGCGTCAACTACAGCAGTTAATATAACTCCATAACTACCAAATCTTGAACCGTAATCATGTGATACTTCGTATCTAGCTTCTACCATTAATTCTTCTGCTTTGTAATTGGACAAGAAGTGTAGATTGTATGTAGAAACAAATTCTCTAACTTCTTTCATTTTATACATAGACTTAATTATACCTTTGTCACCAACTTTGAATGTTGCCTGACCAGATGGTTTCATACCTTTTGCTAATGCAGGTGGTAATTTTGTAACTGTTCCACCTTTAGCAAGATACTGTTTAATCATATCATCAAGTTCTTTACCTTTAATATTTACTGTTTGTTCTTCTAACATTTTCATATTAAGAATCGCATCTTCAATAGAACCTTCTTTTACTGGAAGATATTTTTCTTTCCTGTATGTAGCATTGATTTTTTTCATCGCTGCCATCATCTCTGGTGTATCGTTTACTTTTGCCATGTCTTTACCACCGCCATCTTTAACAGATGCTCGTACATCATCTTTAGAGTAAGATGTAGATAAATCAGCCATTGGTTTCGCATCATCTTGAGCAGTTTTTACCATCATAGAATTGATTGGCATTTTCATAGCATTCATTTTCATAGCGTTCATTTTCATTTCTGAAACTGATTCTGTATCAGATGGTGCCTGAGCACATTGACAAGCTTCGCCTTCACATATTGGACAACTTGGATCAACCGATTCTCTATAAACTTTTTTTCCTTGTTTATGAAGTTGTAAAGCTGTTTTAGCATCTGGTGCATAAACATGATCTTTTTTATCAGGTGTATTTCCATCATCTTTTTTTGCTTTACCATCTATGATAATAAACCTTTCGTTATCGTAAGCATCTTCTTCTGAAAACATTTGTTTTAATACTTTATGATAAGCATTTGAACCCTTAGATTTTTCTAAAGATTGAATATCTTTCTTTTCTTTAGGTGTTAATAGAGTAGTTCTATCTAACATCTTTTTAAGATCATCCAGACTTTGTGCTTCATCTAAAGTTTCTTCTTTTTTCTTATCACCTTGTTTAGCAGCGATTGCTTTTTGTAGACCGGCAGGTAATTTCTTTTGTGCAGGTGTTAATTCTTCAGTCATACTTTTAACAGAACTAACATCACTCAAATTAAAAGAGTAGTAATCGCCAATTCCATCAGAAGCTTTAATTTTACCACCCACCGTTACTGACTGCGGTGCTGCTACATATGTTCTACCTTTAATTATAACAATAACAGCAGATCCTAAAGTAAAAGCTCTTTTCATTTTCTCTAAATCTTGACTGTTTAATTGTTCTTTAATTTCATTCTTTGCAACATGAGATTTGTCTACTGCTTTAAAGAATTTCTTTTTTTCTTCATCCGACTTTAGGTCATCAAGGGAATTGATCCCAAAGTCCTTCATAGTCGCATTGAATTTATCTTTGTAAGATTCGTTCATTGTTAGTTCTCCCTTGTTTATATTTTGTTCTCCTATACTCAATCCCTTATTCTTTAGTGCTTGATATACACCATCTCTAGGATTAGTATCCATACTATCTACTTTTTTATAAAAAGCATCCATATCTTTTAACGCTAATGTCATTAGTTCTTCGTAATCTTTTTTATCTGCTTTACCTGAATTGCCTGTCCAAAACGCTGGGTTTTGTGCTACATATTGTTTTAACGCATATGCTACTTTAGGACTTGTTTCTTCTTCTAGTTCTTCTTCCATACCAAGTT